TTTCAATAATCATAGGCAGATTGTCAACAATAGCAGAACCAACGGAACTCACAATTTCGCTGACAACAGAGATTATATTCGGAAGTGCATCCATAAGCATCTGCGTTGCCGATCCGATAGCATTTCCGATTACCTGACTTATCTGCTCCCAATCACCGTTAGCTTGAACAAGTCCGCTTGTAAACTCACCAAGCAAAGACACACCGTCATCCGCAAGTGTCTGCAACTGCGGAAGAAGAACCAAGCCGAGAGCATTCTTTGCAGCGGAGCTTCCGGCTTTGAGCCTTTGGAGTGAGTCATCAAATGCTCCGAGCTGACTCAAGGATTCCTCCGAAAGTACAGCACCCATAGCTTTTGCTTCCTCGGTCAAGGCAGCAATGCCTTCCGAACCCTGTGCAATAAGAGGGTTCAGTTCTTGAGCACTCTTGCCGAACAACTGCATTGCGAGTGCATCACGCTCGGTTTCATTTGACACTTGCCCGAGGGCATCGATACATTCCCAATAGACAGTCTCGCTGTCACGAAGCTGACCGTTTGCATCGGTAACGCTGACACCGAGTTTTTGGTAGGCTTCAGCATATGCCTTTGAACCCTCACTTGCGGAGGACATAGACTTGACTTGCTTTGCCATTGATTTTGTGAGTGTTTCGGTGGAAACATCCACAAGCTCGGCAGCATAAGTGTAAGCCTGTAGGCTTTCAGCAGACATACCTGTGACCGTGCTTGCGGTCAAAATATTGTCTGCATAAGAAGCAGCACCCACAGACATATCCGTGAGTGCTTTAGCTGCACCAACGGCAGCTGTGCCGATGGCAACAAAGGCAACACCCATCGCTGCACCGACACCTTTAACGACAGAGCCGAGCTTGTCAAACTTACCCCCGGCTTCGTCACTTTGCTTTCCGGCATCCTCAACTTCATCACCGAACTCGTCCGCTTGTTTCTCGGCATCGTTCAGTTCATCAGAAGCCTTTTCCAACGCCTCGTTATTGCTGTCAAGCTCTCGTTGCATTTGGTTAAGGGCGGCTTCTGCATTATTTAATTGAATCTGCCAATTCTGTGTTCTGCGGTCATTTTCACCGAAGGAAGAGGAGGCATTGTCAAGAGCAGCACGGAGCGTTTCGATTTTCGCCTTTTGTGCATCCATTTCCTGACCGAGCACCTTATTCCTTGCGGTCAATGCTTCCACAGAATTATCGTTCTTTGAAAACTGCGATTCTACGAGCTTCATTTCAGAGCCGAGAACCTTGAAGGATTGGTTAATGTCCGAGAGTGCTTTCTTGAATTCCTTTTCACCCTCAAGTCCAATTTTGAACCCAAAATCGTCTGCCATTATGCCACCTCCTCTCAAATTCCATACGGAATAATGTCATCGATATAAACCTCACGCTTCGGCTTTGCTATTCCGTGGTATTGCTTGTGGCACTCCCATAAGTCGAGCAACAAACCGAAAGGCGTGAGCCACACCTCATCAAGAGTTAAGTTGAGATGTGCGAGACCGTAATATAAAAGCCGAGTAAATAACTCCTCGTCACTTACTCGACTTCCTCGTTTTTTGGGTCAGCTTCGCTTTCAATATTTCTCTTTGTGCCTTTGAACAGAGCCTCGGTGATTGCAGCCTTGTATTCAGCCAAATCAAGGGGGTTCGTCAAAAGCTCGACCTCTTCTTCGGTGAGAAGGGGTTTAGGGTTGTCCTTGTTCCTCAAGTTGTAGATGAGGATTGTCTGATTCGCAAGCACGGTAATCAGCCATACGATTTCGCCAAGAGCCATTTCAAAGTTCTCTGCTTTGAGAAGTTTCTCTCCGAGGTTCTCAAGACCACCGTAACGACCCGCGATTTCCTTTGTAGCTTTTGTGGTAAGGACGAGGGAGTATTCCTCGCCACCGATTACGATATTAGTTGTGCGTTCTTTATCCATAGGTCATTAAACCTCCTCATAACTTGGTTCGTACACTTCGTTATACCATTCGGAAATAATCTGTGCACCCGTTTCGTCCTCATTGACTTCAGCCTTCCACGGATGGTTTCCGTTGGCATCCGGCTTGTTTCTGCGAAGAACCGTGCCTTCAATGGTAGGAGTCGAGAACTCGATGCTTTCACCTTTTGTGGTGAGGTTGGTTGCCGGGATACCGAACTTAACACGATACAGCCAAAAATATCTGTATTTGCCGTTTGCCTTCTTTGCACGGAAACCGATAGCAACAGGTGTACCACCATCCTCGGAAGACGAAATAAGAACATGGTTTTCATCAATTACAGCACCCGTAAGGTCGCTTGCAATCGTAGTTCCGATGTCATCAATACCGAGGGAAAGTGTACCCGACTGAAACTCTTTGATGATTTCTGCTGCACCGTCGTCAGCATATAGGGTTGCTTCGGCAAGCTCAACAGAAAGCTCTGCGGTCATTGCTTTTGCGAGCTGTGCAGGCTTTGCATAGGTTTCGTGTCCGCTTGCATCCTCTGTGATTTTCGCATAGAAAAGTTTGTCAAGACCGATAGTTGCCATTATTCATTCCTCCAATCATAGTTTTTTGCCACATCAATGGCATAATGATAAAAACCCGTGTCATCCTCTCGTCCGATATATCTGCGGTCGGTGACTGTAATATCGGATTTGAGACATTCACGGGTAATAGTATTTTTTAGTGAGTTATAGTTGCCTTTACAAAATAAAGAAATACGAACTTCCTGCACTTCGGCATTAGGTTCGTTATCCGCAGAAAGAGTCAGTCCGTCAGCTACGGGTGTGAGAACAATATACCGATCAGGCGGAGTTCCTGAAAACACACCCGTTTCCACCGACAGGCTCATCTTCTTTGCAATGGCTGTGAGTTCAGAAAGTAAACTCATAGTTTTTCCACCTCTTCCTCAAGTTTTCGTTTCATTGCACTTACGCAGGCAGCTTTTGTAGCCGATTTTGCAGGCTTCATAAAAGGTTTAGGTGGCTGTCCCGATTTGCCGTATTCGATAATGGTCGCAATTTTTGCATTGCTTTCACCATCGGAACGGGGTTCGGAAAAGCCAATCTTCACATTGTGGTTGCCTTCCTTATCAACCTTTACCGGGGTTACACCGAGAGAGTGTTCAAGCTCTCCTGTGGAACGCTTGTCAAATTTCACACCGCTACCTATAACAGCGGAAAGGTTGCTTTTCACCTTTGACAGAACCACATCACTTCCGGCTTTTAACACACGCTCCGCAACAGCATCGCAGTTTGAACCGAGCTTTGAGAGTTTTGCGAGAAGTTCCTCCGGGAGTTTTACTGTGCATTTAGCCACTCGGCTTCACCTGCCTTGCGAGAATCTCAATATACATACCACGACCTTTCACATCCTCAATGGAAGTTATTTCAAAACGCTCACCTTTATATTCGATGAACATATCCGTTGTGGGTCTGAAGTCGGGTGCTTTACGAAAACGGAAAAGGTCGGTTGCATCCGTAAAGGCGGCACGGTTTGCCCACTTTTCCGTGCCGTGCCGTCCCTCACGATATGCCCGAATGCTTTTGAGCCACACTTCGGTTTCTTGGTTAAAGCCTTCATCATCTTTTGTTTGTGCTTTGTAAAAGAAATTGATGTAGGTGTTCATTTTGCCAAAACTCATAACTTACACCTTCCAATCTCTGTCCAAGCGGAGCAGGCTGTTGACAACTGTCCACACCTGCTGACTCGCTTGAACATTGTCAGCAAAGAAACCACCCGTTGAACCATCACGGCTTTCATACAAATGTGATGCAAGCATAATGACGGCTTGGTAGGTGGTTTCCGACATATTTGAGGATTGATATGTTCCCGTTGGAAGGTGCTGATAGCTTTCTGCATACGCAACCGCCACAGACAGAAGTTTCTTAAGAAAAGCATCGTCTTCCGTGTGGTCAATAATAAGGTTTGCTTTTAACCTTGTAAGCAGATTGTTCATTATCAACCCTCGCTTTCGTTAATTAGGCTCCGCCGCCCATCATAAGCATTTTCACGGCTTCAGGAAGTACGAGTTTGCCATCGACACGCTCTTTGGCAACAAAACCGACCATACCATTGCCTGCGAACAGTTCCTTGAGTTCCGCAAAGGAACGAGTGCCACGGTCACCGATGTTGTAGTAGCTAAAGTCACCGAACAGCATCGCAGGAGCACCTGAAGTGATAACCGGAAAATACGGAGAGGTTTCAACAGGATAACCGAGAATTCTGTCAGGTTCGCCTGCCTGATAAGAAGGCTGCCACAAATACTGACCTGTGGTGTCCTTGAGCTTACGGAGTGCCGCAAGTGTTTGGTCATTGCAGAGGAACTTTGCGTTCTTTCTGTAAGGACGCTTCAAAGAATACACAAGGTCGATTACTTCATCGGATGTAATCTTTGTGCCGGAGGCTGTGGTTACACCAACTTCAGCACCGCCAACAGGGGCAAGAATACCGAGTGGCTGATTTGTACCCGAACCGTTAAGGAACGCATCCTCTTCAGCATTTGCGAGTGCTTTGCCGAACTGCTCGATGATGTAACTTTCAAGATTGAAAGCATTGTCATACAAAAGTTCCTCGGTCACCTTGATGGCTACATGGAGCTTGTGTGCATCAAGGATAATTTGGTCGAATGTTGCATCACCGAAGGTAAGGTTGCCGCCTTCCTCAATCCACGCTGCCGCAGGCTTCGTACCTGCAATGTTGATTTTGTGTTCACCGCTTGTGGTAATACTTGTACCGAGCCTACGCATAACATTCTCTTCGGTGAGAACATCGATGAGTCTCTTGTCATACTCTACGGGAACGAGATAGCCGCCGTTTGCATCCACACCCTCGGACAGTACATTGCTTACCTTACGGAAGTTGGAACGGAGGGCATCAAGAATTGCGTTCTTGTACTCATCGGATGCACGACCTGTCTTTTCAACCGAACCGCCTGTAGGAGCGTTCACAATAGGTGTGCTTGTGGGTCTTGCAAGCTCGGCATCAATTGCCTGCTGTCTTTCAAGTCGCTGAATCTCTCTGCCGTAGTCCTCGATTTCCTTTTCCATCTTGGAGTAGGTGGCATCATCTTCAGCGGAAAGGATGCCGTTGTTTCCCGTGTGGGTCTCAAGAAAAGCCTTTGCAGCTTCCCAAGCCTTGCTTCTCTTTGCACGAAGTTCATTAATAGTCATAGAAAAATCCTCCTTGTTAAATGTGTTTTTTAATCAAATTAAGCCGTTCCATGAGCGAATCAACGGAGCGACCTTTGGGTTCATCCTTGCTGTTTTTGCAATGCTGTGTCAGCTTATTTACAAAATCAGCATTTGCATCTCTACGAGAGAAAAGGAAAGAATTGTGAGTGTCCTTTTTGAAGGGGTTATCTTTCTTTTCATCTTCGTCCTCTTCGGTCTCTTCCTCGGACTCGGAAGGGGGTGTCTTTTTATCCTCGTCTTCATCCTCATCGGGTTCGACCTTTACATCTGCATTTTCATCGTCCTCCTCGGCTTCCTTTTTCTCGTCAGCATTGCGGAAGAGGATGTCGTCTGCAAAACCAAGCTCCACAGCCTTGTATGCATCCATCCAAGTTTCAGCATCCATAAGGTGGGAGATTTTTGCTCTTGACATTCCCGTTTTCAGTTCATAGGCATTGATGATGGAATCCTTAACGCTGTCGAGCATTTCGATAGCCTTTTGCATTTCTTCCACATTGCCCATTGCAACAGTCATAGGGTTATGAATCATGAGCATTGATACCGGGGACATAAGAACGGTTGAGCCTGCCATTGCAATGACAGAAGCAGCGGAAGCGGCAATGCCGTCAATCTTCACAGTAACATTGCCCTTGTAGTCCTTGAGCATATTGTAAATCTGTGCTGCAGCAACACAGTCACCACCGGGCGAGTTAATCCACACCGTAACATCACCGCTTCCGGCTGTCAGTTCATCCGAAAACAACTGTGGCGTGATGTCATCATCGAACCAACTTTCCTCTGCGATTGTTCCGTTCAGGTGCAGGATTCTCGTCTGTGTCTCCTCGTTCTTCGTCCAATTCCAAAACTTCCTCGCTTTCATCGGTTTCCTCCTTTTCATCAGTTTCTGTTTCAGCAAAAGCACCTGCGTTTGCAAGCGGTAACATTGAGCCATTAATGAGGTAAAGGTCACCGCCAAGCTCGGCAGGAATGCGGTCGAGATTTTCAAGCTCTCGGATGTCATTTGCACTCATCCAACCATTCTGCCTTGCGATGGAGTA